CGAACTCGTCCTGGATGCAGTCTTCCCGCAGTGTCTGTATACGCCTCTTCATAAGCAACTTTAATAAAGCAATCGCCTGAAACCCCACCTTGCTGACCAATTTCCCATAGTACTGTTGCTTTATTGTTATCTACTTCCCATACTCTTTCAAGTAGGGAAGGAACAATAGCTTCCGTTTCTTTTGGGGAACGGAAGGAGACCCCTTTACCAAATGTAAAGTTAAGTACAAAATCTGTAAAGGCGCGAAAATAATTAATTGCCATCTGCGTTTCGCCTGTTTGACGGCGATAAGAGTAGTGATGGCCTAAGTACATAGCCCAGTTAAGACTGTAACGATTTAGTCTAGGGCCGTGTACTTCAAACTCTTCATCCGCAAGTTCTACTAAACCAAGTGAGGAGATGGAAATTGTTAAATCGCTTGACGCCGCCCGATAACTCGGAGGTGAAAAGTCAATTGAACTCACTTACTTCCCTCCCAAAACTTGTGGGTAAACCATACCATTAAAGTCGACAAATCTGTAAATCCATTTACTTTATTTTGTAACTTTTTTAGTTACTTTCTTTGTAACATCACGTTTTTTAGAACTTGCTTCTTCTTTTTTATCCATCTCTTCTTGCGCATAGTCTCTAAAACGTGGGTCCACTTCTCTTTTGCTCTTTACAAACTGCCCGCCTAATTGAGAATAGCGAGTGTGGACCCAGTGAGCTGCTGCGGGAGAAGGGTATTTTGCAAATTTACTACGAGCTTGAACAGTAATCATGTTCCAAAGTTTTGGGTTCGCAGGTGTTTGGTCTGGCGATTCTTTTACTTCTTTACCTCTAATGAGGGCCATGATTACTCCTTGCTAAAGCCTTGTCACCCCCGCTTCAATTAAAAAGCGGGGGTGCATGGCATTAAATTAATCTTGTACTACTGATGGGTTAAGACGCTGTTGGTGTGAGCCGTTACGAATAACTTGTTCAAAACGGTTATCACCATGGTCTGCAAATCCACCGCTAGCAAACTCTGTAAGATTATCTGTTGCTTCTACCCACGCAGCTGAACCAACGTGAGCACGCTCACGCATTGTTTCTTCAGCTGTTTTTGTGTGTACTGGTGCATTGCGGTTTGGGCGACCTGCAGCTGGGACATATCCCTGCATTGCGCCGTTTGTAAATTCTTGTGGAACATCTGTATCTGTTGCGATACCTTCTTCAAAACGAAGCGGTCCACGTTGTCCTGGAGTTGCAGGTGACATCTTACGGTCGTAAGTGTGACCTGCGTTTTCTGGGAATTTTGGTGCTGGTGCGATTGTCATATATGACTCCTTGTTGAGTAGGGAAAAGGCCTTTTTTCCTATTAGATAGTTTCTCGCTTTATTCACTTTAAATGTGCCTAAAGCCAAAAATTTTTACTTAAAGAATGGAGAACTACTTACCTCCACGGAAGGCATTGTTAAATCCATAGTAAGGGCGCAGGCAATAGATAAGCTATCTGCGTAATCATCGTGGGCATGGGCTTCGTCTGGTGCATGAGCTAAAAAGTTAGGTCCTTGAAATTTAGTTTCTAAATCTGACATCTGTTGGTAAAAGCGCTTCCATGTACGCAATCTTCGAGTTTTTGCGTGAGAAGGCCAGCCCACCATACGACGGTCAATCAGTGCCTTAAGATGCTTCCAACGTTTAGATTGTTCTGATTGGCTACTTCCAACAGAGTGAACCTCTGCTCTAGGGAGAAGAATCTTAAGGCGTTGAGCTACAGCATCACCTACTCCGTTAGCGTCTACACCCACAGCAAGTACATCGTAGTTAGATAAGAATTGAACAATTTGAAAGTACTGGTCTTCCCAATCGTCTCCTTGTATTTCCATCCAATTAAGGATTCTATGGTCAAAATACCCAAACTCATCTGGCCTATCCCAGTCAACCCATACAACTGTAACTACTGTGGAGTCAATTTTACGAGCGGGGTCAATCCCAACTACAACGGGAGAACGATGCCAAGCTTTTACTACTTCTTGAGAGGTATCACCAAGTTCATCAAGAATGCTTGAAGTAACAAACATACCCCTGTCAAGAAGCCACTTACAACAATACGACATTTGAAACTCATCTGAATCCTCACCAATACGCAACATTTCTTTTTTAATAAACTTTGCGTAGTTAACGTTGTATTTAGATACATCTCTGTAATCCCACTCAAAGTGGTTTTGTTTTCCACGCGCTGTCTGGCGTCTTTTATTTAGCTGAATACTGCGGTAAAAGTTATTCTTGTGTGTAGTCGGTGTACCTGTCTTCACCATAGTACCTGAGTAGTATGCAAGCATTGGAGAGATTGATTTAGATACAACAAAGTCATCTGCTTCTTGACACTCATCAATAACAATAAGATGAAAAGACTTAGATTCAATTTTTGCTCGTGGGTTAGCGGTCATCATCATGAGTGAAGAGCCAGAGTTTTTAAGCTTAATTTGTCGAGTAACGCCCGCTACTTTACCTAAGGAGTCATCAATTTCTGGGTCGCCCAAAATCTCTAAAGCGCGCTCTGAAGTAAGACGATTTACCGTGCGACCAAAGAGCGTTTCTACTTGTCCCTCAACAGGAGCAAACATGCCAATCCAAACACCCTCTTTAAATTTTCCTAATAAATCTGGGTACATCTTGGCTAGACGTGGGAGAAGAACCATGAGAGTAGCCACGGTGTTTGCAATTGTTTCGGATTTACCTGACTGACGTGCAGCAAGCGCAGTAACTTCTTCACCATCATTAATAAGCACGGACTCAATAATCCGTTTAGCTAAAGGTAACTGATAGGGGTGAAGCGGATGTCCTACAAGCGCATCCATAAATTGGAGGCAACGAGTTATAAGCTTATTAACAAATTCTTTGGAAAGCTCATCCAGCTCATCTTCTTCGTCAGCAAGTATGCTCGCTTCAATTTCATCGAGTTCTTCGTCTTCATCAAAAAATTCTTGCTCGCTCATATGCGCCTTAGTTTAGTAGAAAGCGGAAAGCCTGGGCGTATAACCCAGGCTGACCGATGCCACACGGGGAGAAGGAAGAGGCAGGGATTAGCATACACGAAATGTCGATAAATAGCTAAATCGTTAAGGACGTGTTGTACGCCGTACAAGTTGGTCTATAGCGGCGTGAAGTGCCTCTGCACCTAATAAAGCCTCTCGCAGCGCATACTCACTGTCCCTACTTTTTGAATAGGCGCTCATACACCGACCAATTTCATAGGTCGCTTGTTCAATCCACATTTCTAATTCAGACGTTGGAATTTTACTAACGCGCTTAGAAACTTTCTCCGAAAAGGGCTTAACCCAAATTTCTTTTTTAGTAAAAAACATTACCATTCCCTCACTTCTTTAGCGGGCAAATCCATATTGCGCAACCCAATAGCAGCAGCAAGCATAGCGTCAGCATCATCTTCGTACACATCTTCTGCTCGATGCCATACGCCCAACACAAACCCTGGGTGTGTAAAAGGCGCTCTAAATACTAAGCATATTTTGCTTTTTCTATATGGGTGGTTGGTCTCTTGTGTCCAACCCTTCTCAATTATAGGAAGAGCTCTGCGGTGATAATACTGTAGTACATCAATGTATAGGGGTCCGATAGATTTCATTATGAGTTAAATAATACCCTAGTTTCTTCTGCCATTTGTGAGGGGTTAAAAGGACCCATGTCATCATGTTGGTCTAAACCAGAGTACTTTAAAAACCTCCCAGTAGAGTCGCTAGACTTTAAATTGTTCCATATTTCCACGGGAATATCGTTATACTCCCACCAAGTTCCGTCTCTAAACATAACTACCAACTTCATAGCTTCTCTGCTGTATGCAAGCTTTTTTGCCCTCGGTTTAGGTGGGTTTGTCGTAGGAGCGGTCAATGTTTGATAGGTAACCTCGGTCTCTCTTGGCTCAGCTATTTCAAAATCTCCATATATTTTTTCTGATGAACGTAATGCAAAATTTAATCTTCTGTTAGCTACATCTGCGCTTCTACTGTAATAGGTATCTTTTCGGTTTCTTTTTGGCATTACTCCTCACAAACATGGTTTTCTGTCTCATTCTCCATAACACGAGCAAAACAAGATGCACATCGTAGAGCTTTAGGGGCGCGATAATTATTTTGTGATGTGGACCCTGGTTCAAAACCAGCCCCATCTTCTGCAAATGAGGGGTCGTAATCGGAGATAATTACAGACTCACGAAAAAGTTCTTTAGGGAAAGGTCCCTGTGGAGATTGAACTTTGTCTGGGACCGGGTGAACTTGTACCGCTTGGTAGCGGGATACTTTCATTCAGAATCCTTGACGGTCTTCTTCTTTGTAGGTTTTTCCTCTTCAACTGAAATCTCTACAAGGGGAAAATGTCCGGCTTCCGCACGTTGTTGTAGCCATGATGGAAGGCACTGGGCGCAGTAGTTAACCGGATTAACTCCAGGGTCAGCGTTTGTGTATTCGGCGCCATTATCGCAGTTGTCACATTTAATCATAATTACTCCTTAATAGGATTTAATAATACCCTATTAAATGCTAAAGACGGGTGCGTTAATGCACCCGTCCTTAGACTAGGTATTACTTAGGTGCGCCAATTCCGTAAGACTTATCCTTTGGATTAAGAGCCTTAGCAAGAGGCCCAACTAAACCAGCAATAAATGCGTTGAGGAGTACCTTAGGGTCCGTAATACCACTCATATACAAGGCAAGAACAGATGCAGCTGATGCGCGTAAGTAGGTCGCACCAATAGATTTAAGAAGATTGATGTCCATTAATTCCTTCTTTCTTGCGGAATTTCCGCCCTACTAATGTAGCAGGTTATTCACCCTCTACAACGTGTTGTTCAAAGCGCCCTTCTAATTTTGCTACTTTTTCCGAAATTGTTATTTGTTCGTGACGTAGCTCTTGAAGCATGGGGATTACTTCTTTATTAATTTTATCATGAATTGATGAGCCACCATTGGGGCGCAGTTCAGATAGATATTTCGTTACTAGCCATTTAATACCGGCAATTGCTGTAACAATAATTCCAATTTCAGCCGATGTGAGGGCAATCCAAGCTTCAATGCTCATACAGATACCATTTCTCTTTATATTAGTATAAGTAGAAGAGTGGTTGTCCGTATTAAATCACACAATTAGGTATCTATTTATACATTAAATTTGGCGTGTTTGTACGCTTAAAAAGATTAATTTAAGTTGAACTTGACATGTTGCGTAACTCTTTGGTTTGCTAGTACATGACAGAAGCCACCTACGGGTGGCTTTCGCCAACTGAGGGGAGCAATAAAATGCTCAATATCAGAATTAATCTAACGATTAATCTAAAGAAGACATGGGCTAGTTTTTTAATTGCGTTAATGGTATTTACGCAATCTATTACACCGGCCCACGCAGTAACTGTAATTCCTACGGTTCCTAAGGAAAAACCCATCACGGTTCACCTTACTTACCTTAAGGTAACTACTACAGTAACCGCAGCCAAGAAATCCTTGGCAAGCTCAGATGTCAAGTATTTTGACGCTGAGGCTCTTGCATTTCTTACAATGTACTCGCAAGGTAAGAGCATTGAATCTTGGAAATGTTTGAGGTCATTGTGGCAAAAAGAGAGCCACTTCAACCCAAAAGCAAAAAACATGAGTTCTGGTGCATATGGAATTGCACAGTTCATGCCAAGTACTTGGGGAAACTATAAAGTTGAAAAAACGGCTGAAGCACGTCTTCAGATTAAATACGGGCTACGTTACATCTACAAAAGATACGGAAGTATAAATGACCCATCTGGCACATGTAATGCTTGGAGATTCCACCAAAAAAACAACTGGTATTAGGGCGCCATATTTTGACGGTACCCAACCATGTTCTCAAACGGACCCCGAGCTTTTCTTTCCAAGTTCTACAGGAGAAGCTAATAAATCAAAAAAGTTAATACGAATGATTTGTAATAGTTGTGAGTTTAAAGAAGAGTGTTTGGAATACTCACTCACAGTAGATGTGCACGGAGCTTGGGGTGGTTACCTTGAAACCGAACGCAAGAACATGAAACGACAACGAAAACTTTCGGCATAAAGCAAAAAGCCCCCTCGCAAGAGGGGGCTTTTTCTATTAGGAAGCTTATGAAGCTGCTGCCCAAGGTGTAATTGTGATAGTTCCTGTTGTTGCGATTGAAGATGCACCTGCTGCTGTTGATTGAGTTTTAATTGTTCCAGCAACACCAATAATTGAACCTGTACCTGATGTAAGCACTGTGCTTGCATTTGAGGTAAAGCGAATCTTGTTGGTGCTTGTGTTACCTGTTACAGTCCATGTACCGTCAACAGTTCCTGTTGAAG